AACATCAACAGGTATTCCAACAACAGCAAGATAGAGGTAAGATAATATTATGTGGGCATTCGTAGACAGTGAAAAAGTAGAAAAGGTTTATACAAGACCTACTGCAATTACGGTAGGGGATAATCAATACCCTGCAAATGTAATGACCTTATGGTCAGATGCACAGCTTAAAGGTATAGGCGTGTACAGGGTGGTCGTAGATAATTCTAAATATAAAGACCCTAAATACTACATTAACACCAACCAAGAGTTTACCTTTGCATCAAACAAAGTTAAAGCCACCTACGGTACGGCTACGGCAAAAGACTTAGATGTCCTTAAGACAGAACATAAGCAAGTCATAACAAATCAAGCCTACGGATTGCTACAACCTAACGACTGGTTGGTTGTAAGAAAACAAGAAGCAGGCACGGATATACCTAGCGATTGGACAACATTTAGAACTGGCGTAAGAACTACTGCAGACAGCATGAAAACAAAGATAGATGCCGTATCGGATGTAGATGCTCTAGCAGCACTCTATGTTTATGATGATGCAGACCCACCAGTTAGACCTTTGGGTGAGTTCCCAACTCCACCTGAATGATGCTAAGATATTAATTTTTACAGGAGTAAGATATGGCAGAAGCTAAAGAAAACGGAAACACTTTAACCATTGACGGAGTTGCACATGATGCAGACTCTTTCTCAGACGAGGGTAAGCAACTGTTTGTTGAGTTATCTATTGTTGAGGAAAAGTTAAAGCTATCCAACCAAAGATATAACGAGGTCATTGTAGACTTAAAATCACAAAACGCTGCAAAGGCTCAATATATCCAAAACATCATGGAGTTAGAGGGTATAGATGCGAACAAAGAAGATAGCGCCGAAGAAGAAACCAGTAGCGAAAAGGGCGATAAAAAAGCCAACTAATGTAAGTGCATTAGAGTTGCATGAACAGATATGTGCAATTCGTTACGAGAACCTAGATAAAAGATTAGAGTCAGGTTCAGCTAGGTTTATTCGCATGGAAGCTATGATTTGGGGTTTGTATGCCGTTATCGTAGGCTCTTACTTATTAGACAAGGTGGCATAATGGCAGGATTAGTAACAACAACAGCACCCACACAAGAACCAGTAACGCTACAGGAAGTCAAAGAATATCTTAGGGTTGATGATGCCACAGACGAAAGAGTGGTTAGACCTTTTATAGAGAGTGCTAGACGATTCTGCGAAGAACACACTGGTAGAGCCTTAATGACTCAAACACTTACTTTGTTCCTAGATGCCTTTGAAGATATAGACGACCCCTTGTGGGAAGGTGTTAGAACTGGTCCTTACCTTAACTACTATAAAAACTATGTGGTATTACCTAGAGCACCAGTAACCTCTGTAACGCATATAAAGACATATGATGATGCAGATGTAGCTACAACCCTTGCAGCTTCTAAATATTACTTAGACAGCGCTAGAGAGCCTGCTAGGGTGGTTATGAGAAACGGTGAGACATTTCCTACCGCACTACGAGTAGCAAACGCCATTGAAATACAATATGTAACTGGCTACACATCGCAATACAACATTCCTGAACCCATAAAGCTAGGTATCATGCAACACATAGCTTACCTTTATGAACACAGAGGTGATATGTATGATGCGAAGCTACCCTATCCCCCAATGTTGAGATCGCTGTACGCACCTTATGTAATTCATAGAGGTTTGGGTTCGTCCTCTCTCATGGCTCTCGGTTAAGATGGCTAACAGTATCGGCAAGATGCGTTACAGGGTAAAGGTTGAGAGAGCAACCAATACTAGAGATGCAGGCGGTGGTTTATCACAATCGTTTGGCTCTGTAGCAACTATCTATGCAAATATCAAACCAAAGAACGCTAACAGCGTATACAGACAGGGTATGTTGCAGGAAAAGGTTACGCATGAGATCACCATACGCTACATGAAGAACATAGACACCAACAGCAAGATAACCTTTGGCACAAGGTCTTTTGCAATCAACGGCATTATCAATGTGGATGAGAGAGATAGATTCCTCACATTGCTTTGCGAAGAAGGTATTGCGATATGAGTGATGGCATTGATCTTAAGATTTCTAACCTGAAAGCATTTAATAAAAAGCTACAGGCAACCCTAGATGACAACAAGGTTAAGGAGTATGTAACTCGTGGCACTATGATGGTGCAAAATACTGCTAAAAAAAGCATTATGGCAGGTGGTACTGGTGCAACGGTTCAAAAATATGAGCCTAGAAGAACCCATACACAATCAGCACCTAATCAACCCCCTGCAAGTGATACTGGTTTTTTGGTTAGTCAAATAACAATGGATGTAGATGTAAAGCCTAACGGCACGGTTGTAGGTCAAATTATATCTGCAGCACCTTATTCTAAGCACTTAGAGTTTGGCACAGTCAATATGACGGAAAGACCATTCATGCAACCTGCACTTATGAAAAACAAAAGAAAGATACAAGCTATGTTTAAAAAAGGTATTCTCAAATGAGTGTTGGTCAATTTGCGCTACAGTCTAGTATTTATGCAGCACTTAATGTTAATGCAATAACCGCTACGCTTAACTGTGGCGTGTATGACGAGGTTGTTGAGGGCAACAGCTACCCTTTTATTACTTTAGGCGAAGAAACCGTTATTGATTACAGTACAAACAACCTTGTAGGTGCTGAAACAACTATTAACATACACATTTGGTCAAGATACAAAGGCTCAAAACAAACTAAACTAATTATGGACAAGGTGCATGATTTATTGCATGATGTAAGTCTAACTGTTAGCGGTGTTAACCTTATTAACTTAAGGTTTGAGTACAGCGACATTATGAGAGACCCTGATGGGATAACTCGGCACGGTGTCATGCGATTTCGTGCTATTACATTAGGTACTTGATTAAATACCAAATACCGAAGTAAAACTGGCAGATGCCTTATTTTTAATTAGAGGATTAAATACCCTCTGTATTTAAGGAGTAAATTATGGCAGCACAAAAAGGTAGTGCAATGCTTATTAAAGTGGGTTCAGGTTCACCTGAGACTTTTGCAACAATAGCAGGGCTTAGATCATCAAGTCTAACAGTAAACAATGAATCAGTAGATGTAACTAACAAGGATTCTTCAGGTAAAAGAAATTTGTTAGCTGCAGCAGGCGTTCAATCAGTAAGTATTTCAGGAAGTGGGGTATTCACAGATGCTAATTCAGAAACAACTGTTAAAACAAACGCTTTAGCAGATTCAATAAACAATTATCAATTTATAGCGCCAGACTTTGGTACATTTGCAGGCAAGTTTCAAATAACCAGTTACGAGTTAGCAGGTGAGTTTAATGGTGAAGTAACCTACAGTCTATCATTTGAATCAAGCGAAGCTGTTACATTTACAGCATCATAAGACTATGGCTTGGGTACAAGTAAAAGTTAAAGCCGAAAAAAACACTGTTACAGGTGCGATGCAGGACGATCAACTAGATATGCCCAATGTATTAATTGGTAAGAGTGTTAAGGTTAATGGTAAGGACATCTTAATTAAATCCTATTGGGTTGACGAGAGAGATGATATGTTAAAAATCACGCTTGCAATGGCAAGCCCAACAAAGGAGAAGTCAGATGACAAACCCACTAAAGGGTCAGATTGAAGTAACACTAGGTTCTGAAACCTATAAGTGCCGACTAACCATAGACAGTTTAGTCAAGATTGAAGATGAACTGGACACAGGGATTCTTGAGCTTGCACAGAACATTGCACAAGCCAAAGTTCGCATAAGAACATTATTAGTCGTATTACGCTATGCCCTTAGAGGTGGTGGTAATGACTTTGATGAAAAAAAAGTAGGGCAAATAATATCTGATATAGGTATTGTTACGGCTTCTACAGAGGTAGCCAAACTCTTGGTATCTACCTTAAACGACAATGACTCAGACGAGGAAGATAAAAAAAAAGCAATAGAGTAGATGAACACACGCCACCTATCAATTGGGGAGACTACTACATGATATGTGTTGGCATGATGAACATGAGACCTATGGACTTTTGGGATTTATCACCTAGAGAAATGTATTTAGCCATTAAAGGTTTTAAACAGTTTAATGCAACAGAGCAAGAAAAACCTATGGATAGAGCAGAACTAGATGACCTTATGGAGTTATACCCTGACTAATGAATGAGATAGATAAGCTAATCATAAAGATTGAAGCTGATACCA